GACATAAAAGTCTCATCCATAGTCATAACCTGATTAAGAGCAGATTGATAATCTGAAACACCAGTGAAATCACCAAAAGTTGGAGGGATTTCAACAACTGGCAATTGGCCAGTTACACCAAACTTTTTCAAGATTTGGTTAATATCACACTCGTCAGCCATGTGTTGCTGAGCGAGAGATGGGTCTTTACATTCAAGACCAGAAGCGTGAGACGCTTCATCAGTATCATAATTATATGGGGTACGCAAAAACATAATGTCTCCTTAATCGACAGATAAACCAAAACGGCCAAGACGGCCAACATTAATACCAACAGAAGGAGTATTCTCCTTCAACATACGACCAGCAGCAGCAGCAGCACCAGCAGACGAATTCCATGCTTCACCAATACGTTTAGCCATTGGAAGCATATAAGAAGTCTGTCTGGCATTAGCAAGCGACGCTTGAGCATACGCATTCTTAGTAACAGTATCTTGCAATAAATTCTTATATTTAGCGGGCATCATATTAGCCAACTCATATTGATTAATAGCAGTCTGAGAATCCATATTCAAAGCCTGAGAACCTAAATAATTCTTTTGCTGGTCATTAAGTTCTAATTGAGATAAAACTTGTTCTCTATTTAAATTAATCTGACGAGCATTAGCACCAGCAGAAGAAGCAGTCTCTCCAACATTAGAATTAGATTGAGCCTGAGCACCAACAGCACTAGAAGCACCACCTTGACTATAAGCAAGCATAGGAGATAAACCAGCAGCCTTCAAATCAGCAACTCGACGCTGCATAGCAGTATCAGATTGCTGAGCCTGAAAATCACGATTAGCTTGAGCTTGTTCAGCATTAAAATCCTGCTGACCCAAAGCACCCAAAGCAGCACCGCCAGCACTTAACCAAGGCTGACCAGTAGCAACACCAGCAACTGAAGCAATACCACCTAAAGTAGATAGAAACGACATACTAACGCCCTTCGGTTGTTACCTTCCCACTACTTACGTAGTTGGAAGGAGTATTTCCTATAAACGGAACTAATTGGACTATTGTAACCATAGCAGCAACAATAGCCAATAACATAACTAAATATTTGAACCAGTCCATTAGAAATGGTCAATAAGGCCCGGAACACTATACATAGGCATAGGTCTAGCCATCTTACAATCAAAAAACGCATCTAACAATAATTGCTGACCATTAGCACCAGCTCCGACCGCAGTCGTACGGTCAACAGGAGGAGTCTCCTGAATAAAAGTACTATTCAAAGTTGGTAATGAAGTGAACTTCTGAGCATAGTGCCAAGCATCAATAGTACCAGCTGAAGTAGACTTAAATAAGCCAGTAATCTGAGAGGGCTTATAACGATACTCTGCCCAACGCTCTTGATAACCAAATACCAAAGAGTCATTGGCAGAACCATCACAATAAATTTCTTTATTAAGAATAGCTTGTTCACCAAGCGTAGCAAACACAGGAAAATAGAAATCATAGCGTGTAGAACGAGACCACATCTTCGGTAAACCTTGCTGATATGTTAAATCAGCACGAACCGAAACTAAACCAATAATATAACCATGCTCTTGAGCAGAATAAGTAAATCCATGACCATGAGCCAAAGCAGTACCCATAGCTGCCAAATTACCTAAAGGAGTAGAACCACCAGTAACATTAGTAGCAGAAGTCTGAGCAATAGGATTAATATTTATTAAAGTAGAACCACCACCAATATACTCTGGACGTTGTAAACGATAATCTTGAGGAGTAACACCAAAATGCGCACGAAGTAACTCGGTATAACGAGTACCACCTCGAGCATCACGTTCCAAAAGTTTTTGAACTTGGAACGAAGTACGCAAACTATTAATAGTTGCAGCAGTAGCCTGAGACAAATCAGCATACAAGCCTGAATACTGATAAGTAGAGGGTGTCAGAGCACCCTTACCAACAAGACCAACAGCTTTATTACCAGCCATCTGGGTACCAGAATTAACTGTACCGGGAACGGCACCCAAATCACCGGTAAAACCGGTTAAAGAACCGACAACAGAACCAAGACCATAACCAGCAGTTGAATAATCAGTAATGCCAAGTGCATAACCATTACCAAACACAGGAGCAGTAGTACCTAATGGCAAACTTACAGAAGTACCCTTCTGAGGCCAAGGTAAAGCACCAGTAAAATAGTCCTTACGCTTACCACGACGTAACAAAGTAAAATCAGCAACAGTATCACCAGAATCCGTAGAACGCTCAGTAACAGAATTCTGTAAATTCTCATCTCTGAACCACTGATTATAAATAAGATTATAACACCTTAATGGAAGTACGTTATGAGTAACTGTATTACCAGCACCAACTTGACCGACAGTAGGTAACCCAAGATGATCAAAAATAGAGCCGACAGCGTAACCGCCAGAAGAGCTAGTAAGAGTAGGAACCACATAAGAAATAGAATCGTTAGGATTATCTTGTTCACCCATAAACTTAACCCAATTGTCCCAAGTTAAACGATTAGGGACAAAGAAAAAATGAGTATCCAGATGAAGATTATCCATTACAGGAAAAAGAGGAGTAGCCAAACGGGCAAACAAAGTAGCACTTACACGATGAGTATCTCCTGGAAGAACCTCATCACAATAAAAAGGAACAATATAGCCACTATCAAAAGTGGTCTTATGAACATATTGAGTATCAAAACTAGAGCGGGGAATGTCCGCCTTAGGAATCATAGCAAATTGATGCGTATTTACAGACTTATTGCGAAACATAATTATCTCCCGAAATATTCCGACCCATTATATACATAATGAGTCGGTAATAAAAAAACTTAAATAGATTCCTTAATCATAAGCTCTTTAGCACGAGCAACCAACTTAGGAACAGGCAAAATATCAAACAAACCAGTCACATCATCAAATGTACCCAACTGATACAAATGAAAATCATCAGGATGTCTATAAATCTGATTATCTTCCGAAGCACGATTCACCTCATCTTGAAACTGACGAATCGCAACACCTTCCGTAGCAACATACACAGGACGACCAAAAGCATCAGCCGCAGTATCTTTAATTGAAATAATAACCATTTTCATAATATATCCTTATAAAGTACGTTTTAAAAGAGAAATTTTAGCTTTAGCAACCTTCTCACGAACTTGAAGACGCTCTAGCGTATTATCCTCATGACGGGACTTACCTTCTAATTCCCGAGCGAATTGTATCATCTCAAACTCAGTAGGAAACTTATCTTTATATAAATTATCGTAATAACGAGGAGGCTTAGCCTTATTTCCTCTTATAACAACATAATCATTAGGATAAACATCACTACCATATTTAGCAAACCAACTAGCACCAATAGCACCACGAGTACCAACTGGGGAACCCTTAGGCCTACGTAAAGACATCCGATTAAACTCGGGTGTTCTTTTAATAATCTCCCCAGTACTTAAATCACAATATTCATAACGGGAAGCATAATCTCCCGTAGCCTTCTTCATAATATAGCGAGCAACATAAGCAGCAGATTCGAAAGTAACATCACCGATAGGACAGTGGCCAAATGGCCAGAGATTCTCAAGTATTTCCGACGTATAGAGGATAGACCCAGTCTCCGTTCTCCTAAAATACTTTTTATCCTCAAAGTCAAGTCCAAAGATAATAGCGTGGAAATGAGGGCGATCGAAATTCTCACCATATTCTCCTGCCATATAAAACTTAATATTTCTGTCAACATATTTCTTCCTTAATCTCTTCATAAAATCTTGAAAGTGCTTATATTTAAGAGAAAAATCCTTAGGACACGATTCTTCATCATAAGTAAGCGTTATAAAACAATTCTGAGCGTGCATTTGCGACTCATGCACGCATCTAACCGCCCACTGGCGTGAGCGTTCAAGGCGACAACCAACACAACGACCACAGGGCAAATCAATCCGCTGGGTAAAATCATCATGCTCATGCTCTTTAAACGACAACTGTCGATAGAGCTTTCCAGTAGCCGAATTAGTCTTGTATGGTGTCATCCATGCTTTTAATGGATGATAACAAGCCATTAGAGTCTAAAACCACCACGCTGAGGCGCTTGAGCCATATTTATGGCCTTAGTCTTATGAGAATGCTTACGAAACTTCTTAGCGGCTTTATATTTATTAACAGGCTTACGTTTTAAAATCTTCATTTTGCAATACTCCGTAGTTAACGATTGTGGTAAAAGGTGTCACCTAGCACATTTACATCAAGAGAGTAAATGTGCTGACAGCCGAGCTTCACTCGTCTGTCTTAGGTGTCGGTACAGCGACAACAGGCTCAGCCACAGGCTGGCCATTAACGAGACCCAACTGAATAGCTTCAGTCTTATTCTGAGGGTTATCAAGAAAGTTAAGTAATTCAACAGGGTCATGATTAAACCTGACACGCAAATCAGCCGGTAGAGACATAA